GTTTCAATCTTTGCTTTAGTCACTAACTGCATAACTGGCAAATGATCGAATGATGCTTTTAAACTTTCTCCATTATCAATTAAACCAAATGCACTAGCAAAAGAGTTCATAGTATTGTTTGCATCGGGTTGGATTGAATTTTGTAGGTAGTTAAGCATTGCCTTATCTTTGTTCTCGTACGTACTTGAACCATTAGAGAAGTAATTTAATACATCCTTAGACATATCAAAGGCATTAAGGCACGTTAAAGCATCATTAGAAAACTGCTCATCTAAAAACAGCTTTTTCATATCGCTAACTAAGTGTTGAGCTTTTATGTTTGCGTTGGTAATTAGTAGGTTTTTTTGGTTTACTCGTCTTTCAATACCATCCCTATCGGCTTTTTGTATCTGTGCTTCATTACCATCGCCTTGCGAAGCCATTAGATACTTTTGCGACATCTTTAAGTTTACGTTCTTAGCTAATAAGTTTTCTTCTATATTCTCGATAGTTTTAGATATGCCAGCTAATCTACTTGGTGAACTCATTAAAGAATCACAAGTCAAGCCATTCGCTAAATCGTAGGTAGGTATAAGGTCTTTTAAAGCAATATCAAACTGCTGACCATCTAAAGTATATTTTAACCTTCTTTCACCGTATTCTTTTAATTCGTCTTTGGTGTAGATAAAAGATTTAACCTTATGTGTTTTGTTTAAATCAATCTCACTAGGTAGTAAGTTGTATAATGCACTATCTTTATTTAAGGCTTTTACTTTATAAGTTAAATTAGTTCCAACAGCAGATAAAAACCACATTTGCTGAAACAAAAAGTCCTCTTGTGATTGAAAGTAATTTGGTTGTCTAAGTAGTTTTAATACATCGCTATTCTCTATTGGCTTACCTGATTTGTCTAAGTGTGTAATCTTCATTTGAGAATACACCTTACAACGTAGGCTTATGATCGCTAATAAGATAGGATTGTTTAAAGAATAATCTAGGTACTTAGTAGAGTTTGTAAACCCGTTATTTTCTAAAAAAGAATAGGTAAACATACCCTCGCGGTTTCTCTCCACAATAGTATTTTTACCCCATAAATTGAATAAACCCATAAATACGATGTTTCACAACATTGTTAATAAAAGCAAATATAATATTTATTTCGTTACAAATTACGTTATTAGCGTAATATTTTAATTAAGACAATCTAAATACCTTCGTATGCCAACTAATTACATACTTCATTGCATCTAAAATGTGATCGTCACCGTTTTCCTCTGGTATATCCATTTGGATACCTTGCCATATTTTCCAGCTGTACTGCTCATATTCTTGCTCTATGTTAACCGATTCTTTGGTATAGTGTATCTTACTCTTTTGCATCGTTTCAATACCTGAACTAATCGAGCCAGCTCCTTTTTTAGCAAATATTATATTATAACCTGCATTACGTAATTTAACACCCTCTGACTTGTTTATTTCATTCCCACTATCGCAAATGATTTCGATGTGTTTTTCGATACCTAAATTGTTAAACTCATCTGCCAAACTTCCTTTCATTTCGTTCATTGGCTTATACAATTCCTCTTTAAAGAAATAGTTTTCATCACCATCGAACTTCATGCAGACTAATGCAGTTTTAGCACTTAAACCGTAATCTAAACCCCTGTAAATTTGATAAGGTAGTTTGTTAAAATCCTGTTCATTAAGTGTTTTCCAACCTTTAAAGATACGGTTAGGTTTTTCTGCTTTCAATCCCAATCCATAAACGCTCCACATATAAGCATCGGCTGTAGCTTGTTGTTTATTGTATTCTGTTGGCTCGTAAGACAATATCTTTTTCTTTTGCTCTAATGGTACAAAAGGATTATCTTTAAACGTTGAGTGTATTAATATTGCGTTGTCTTGTTTTACTAGGTCATCACTCCACAACTTACCTACTGGGTTGTAATCCATAAATACAGTATCACTACAACGCATATCTAATTGATCGAAAGTTGATTTAGGCATTTTATAGAACTCATTAAACCAAAGATAGTCCGAATGATAACCATGTACTTTAAGTTCATCATCTGTACCCTCTATTGATATGGTACTTTTGTTAGGAAATGTAAATACTGATTCTGTTTTATTAAACACTATATCTTCAAAGTTATCTAGTGTACGATAATATTTTAACATATCCTGCAAAATAGTGTCTTTACAGTCTTTTTTAGTGTTCCTGAATACTGCTAGTTTAGTATTATCTTTAGTCCATGCTAATAACCAAAATATCTGTAAAATACTAAAGGTTTTACTAGAACGAGAAGAACCTGAATTTATAATATACTTATACTTTCCTGATTGTAATGCTTCCCAATTTTTCTCAAATACTGGTGTTGCTTTTATCTTCATTCGGTCTAGTTATTTCAACTTCTATTTTTTGCAATCCTGTTTGAATTTTGTCTCCACCGCTTGTAATGTCAGTACTCTCTTTAAGATTGTTTATTCTTTGAGTTATACTAGGATTATAGATTCCTACCATACCTCCCTCGATTTGATCTTGACGAACGTTTCTCTTTATACGTGAACAGATAGCTACATATTCTGAATACCTATTATCTAAATTGCATAAGTAATGGCTTAAATCGCTTATTATTTCCTCATCTGCTAAGTAGTTTTCAAAACCTTCCATAGTTAATGGCTTTTCTTTTTCCTTATACACTTGGTCAGCATCTTTACCCACCCAATCCTTAACTAAAATAGGATTATTCTTTACTAGCTTTTTATACTGTAAAAAGTAATCCCATAATAACTCTGGTGTTTCGATATACTTGCGTTTTGCCATAATCACAAATTTACGAAATTAATTAATACCACAACGTAATTTTTATAAATACTTTAGATAATTAAAATTTAGCTTTACTAACCGCTTTGTTATTTGGTAGCTTGTCGCCTTTTTTTTATAGATAACTTTCTATTTCTTTGTAATTCCTTTCGATAAATTTGTTTAAATCAAAAATGTAAATCATACATTTATAGATATAATCATCATTTAAAAATATAGATGAGCAGTAACACTCTTGACCACTTTTAATAGTAAATATTTTAGTGTTTTGCGCTATCTCTTTACCCTTGTGCATTATCGTTCCTGCTTTTAAAATCTGTTTCATAATCTGTCCATACTTTAGCTTTAAATCCTTGATCACTTAACTGTTTAATCCTTATTTTTTGCAATTCACTTAAAACGCCTGTAGCTTCTTTTTTAACCTCAATAAACATTGTTTCGCCTTTTCTCAAACACATTAAATCAGGGATTCCGTTCCAAGATGTTTTAATTAATTTCACTACTTCCCAACCTTCTTTTTGAAGTTTGTTTTTTATCTTAGTTTGCAATTGCTGTTCTGTCATAATCCTTTTTAAAAATTGATAAATTATAATCTCTTTTATTTAAAACAGTATTATATATTTTTTGTTCAATACCACCCTTACCAAAAATGTAAAATATTTCATTTTCTTTACGATCCATTGTCGTTAATCGATCTCTACTTTGCCAATAACTTATGCTAGAAAAGTCGATGTTATAATAAACCAGGTACTTGCCTTCTTTTAAAGAAATACCCTCACGCCCTGAAACTATTTGCAAGGCTATCCACTTATTAGATGAGTTAAATTCTTCTAAGTTGTCGGTTAACTTATCGCCTAAACATTCTTTAAGCGCATTGTATTCTTCTTTGAATTTGTAGAATATACCTATCTTAACATCTTTAAAAGTTTCTTTGATATACTCTGCTTTTGAGTAGTCTATTACTTTAGATGTACCATCTTCAAATTTGCAAGTGCCACTACTTAGTTGGTGTATTTTCTGCATGAGTTTCACACCTGTATCACCTAAGATAATCTTACCTTCTTTGTTTTTTACTACTAAATCCTTTTTTAGTTTATCAATGATTTGATGCGTAACGGGTAGCATATCACATTCTAAAACCATTTCATTAACAGTTGTTGTAAAACCCGCCTGCTCTTGTGTAAATGTGATAATATAATGTCTTAGCATCCCTAAAATCTTCTTAGGGTATCCTTGCGAATAATCCTTAACGGTTGCATATCCTAAATGTTTAGTTTGCACGTTTACGTAGTCAACTGACCATTTATAAAAATTAGAGTAATCTCTAAAAGGCGTATAATCTGAAACCCAAAACTGATGAAACCATTGCGAGGCACTTTCGGGTGCTGGCGTTCCACTTAAAAAAATCATAGGTAAATGGCTAAAAAGGCTTTTAAATAATTTAGCTGTTACTCCTGCTTTTGGATATGCTCCAAAGCGATGGTGTTCGTCATGGATGACTAAATCAAACTGCTTAGGATTTTCTAATAAGTGTAAAGATTCATCGTTTAAAACTGTTAACTTAAAAGTGAACTCCATCTGGTCGTAATCCCATTGTATGGATGGGATAGCTTTTTTCTTTGTAAGAAACAAAACATTTTTAGCTCCGTAAAGTTCAGCAGTATTTAAAGATGTTAAAGTTTTCCCTGTTCTTACTTCTAAGGCTAGGTAAACAATCTTTTTACTTTTTAAAGTAGAGGCTGCATCATTTGAAATTATTATTTGATAATCCCTTAATTTCATAACTTTAGTATTTTACGGTATAATTCATTTATATTTTCTTTGTTCACCCCTCGTGAATGGTAAAACTCTAATACTATTTCTATTCTTTGTCTGTTGGTTAATCCCTTCATAATCTTGTAAAATGTTGGTTAGTGTTGATATATCTGTACATTAGTGTACTTCCTAAATTGTTATCCTTCATGCATTGCTGTACGCTGGTGTAAATCTTGCCATCTAAGAGCCTTTTAACTTGCTTAGGTCTTGTTGTATGCCTTTGTACTTTTTCTTTCGTTGTAGGCTTGGTTTTTATATTAACTAACTTTTCAAAATCTTCTCTATCTTGGTTACTCCATTTAATAAAATCTTTATCCCATAGTAAGTGAT